ATTAGAAAGAGATAAAATTAAAAATTCTATTTTAAGCACTCAGCAAATAGAAGAATTAAAATCTCTTAAAATACATCTTACAACATTAAATAATATCTTTTTAAAATATTTTGACGAAGAAGACATCTATTCTTCTTCTCAAAAATTTGACATTACAGTTGAAGAACTTTTAGATACATTAAATGATACCTATTCAGAAGAACAATTAAATTGTGATAAAAATAAAAAAGAATTAAATAATAATCAAGATTTATTAAGCAAACTAATAATTAATATTAATGAAAAAAATAAAATTTTGACAGATTTAAATTCTTTAATTATAGATTCTGAATCGAAAGAAAAGAAACATAAATTTAACTGTCCAGATTGTGGAATAGAATTATACATGGATGGAGCTAAACTTAATAAGTTAAGTAATTTAGACAAAAAAGAAATAAAAAATAAAGTTGATCTAATTTCAAATGAAATTAAAGAATTAAAATCTACAGAAACACAACTAAAAAATAAAATTGAAATTCTTAATAAAAATTTAGATAAAAATAAAATAGCATTGGATAAATACAAAAATAATATAAAAGAAATTACAAATATTTTTAAATTAAAAAAAGAAGAATTGAAAAATATATATTTTGATAAAGAATATTTTTTAAAATTAGAAAAAGATGTTGATGAAAATATAAAAAATAAAAATACTCTTGAATCTCTTGATAAAAAAATTATTGATTTAGAATTAAAAGCTAAAATGACTCCTGATGTTTTACCTTCTTTTTTAAAAGATAGAAGAAATAAAATTTTAGAATTAAAAAATATTTTAGAAAATATTAAAAATAAAATTGACGAATTTGAATTAATTGATATTGAACAATTAACTCATGAATTTACAGAAAATAAAATTAACGAATTAACCATCCAATTAAACTATGAAAAGGAAAATAATAAAAAAAGAATACAACTAGAAGACTCTATTATTGAAATTAATAAAGATATTGAATTAAATACTAGTGAAATGATGTCTTTGCTAGATATCAAACTAATAAATATTGAAGAAGAAATTAAAAATTTGCAACAAAAATATAAAGATAAACAGACTTTATTAGACAAATATGAAAGAAGAAAAGAAAAAATAGATAAATATATACTAGATAATAAAAAATATAATCTTATTAAAGACATTATTTTAAAACTAAATTCTATATTTGAACAAGAAAAATTATTATTACGAGGTCTTTCAAAAGCTGAAACATTTTTTAAAAAAATAAATCAAGCAGAATCTTTATCTTTAGAAAATACAATAGAAAGTATAAATATTGAAGTAGAAGAATATATTCAATGTTTCTTCGGAGATAATGTTACTGTTAGACTAGTTCCTTATAAAGAAAATTCAAAAACCGCTCAACTAAAATCTATGATTGATATTATTATTATGAAAGACGGCGAAACAATTAGTATAGATAGTTTAAGCGGCGGTGAATTTGATAGAGTCGCACTCGCATTTTTTCTTGCATTTAATAAAGTTTCAAAAAGTGACATTATTATTTTAGATGAATGTTTATCATCTCTACAATCAGATTTAGTTGAAGAAATTGTTTCAATGTTAAGAACAAAACTTTCTCATAAACTGGTTTTATTTACATTACATCAAGGTACAAAAGGAATGTTTGATAATATTATAGAATTGTCTGAATTAAGTTGCAACTGTACGATCAAGGAATAATGTCCCGAATCGTAAATCAATTCAATAATTTAATAATTATTTATTTAATAAAAAAATTATTTTTTTCATTGGAGTATTTAAATAAATAATTAAAATGAGTGATGAATTTAAAAATATTAATTTATGTGATTCTCAAAAAGCAAAATGGACTTTATTTTTTTATTTATCAGAAGAAGATACTTATGCAATGTCTCCCTTTTTTTACAGTCTTAACAAATCCACACAAAACTTTTCTTACTCTAATTTAAATATATGTATTTTTCATAAATCTAATAATTATTATGGTTCTCACAAAATTATGATAAAAGGAACTGAAAAAGGTCCTATTATTAAAACATTAAAAATTGATGATAATTTCGAATTTTTAGACGGTAATATCTTATTTAACTTTATTAAAGAAACATCTGAATTATGTCCATCTGAAAATACTGCATTATTTATACAAACACATTCTAATGGTTGGTATGCTAAAGAATCTTTAAAGAATCCAAAAATACAAACTTATCCGGTTCTTTTTTCTAAATTATTAAAAGAACAAATTAAATTTGATATAATTGGACTAAATACTTGTTATATTTCAACTTTAGAGATAATGTATGAATTAAGAAACTTAACTAAATATGTTATAGCTTGCGAAATGTCATCTCCTATAATACCTATGTGGGGAGCAACTATGTTTTATGCTTTTTCAAATATAGATGATATTAAAGAAATTGGTTTTCAAATATGTAGTGATTTTATAAATATGAATAATAATGTCCCTCAAAATATTATAGAAAATACTGAAAAATATTCAGAAATGGTTCACATTAAAAAAATCTTTGAAATACCTACTGATGTATCTTTTATAGATGTTAGTCAAATTAATAATCTTTTAAACTATATCTTAAATAACTATGACTTGTCTAAAATTTCTGATAAAGGTAAAGAATTAGCAACAGTAAATCCTCCTATAGCTAATAACATTAAATATAAAAATGTTTTTTATATTAAAGATCTTTATTCAGCTATAAAATATGGATTTCCTAATTCAAATAAAGATGATATTAAAAAATTTAGTTTTTTTGAGTCATTATTTAAAAAAACAGTTGTTTATTATCTTCAAACTAAAAATCTTCAAAAAAGTGATTGGAGTAAAAATTTAAACGGTTTATCCTATATTTATTGTCCTTATAAAAATACAAAAAATGGTTACACTTACAGAGAATTAGAAATTTATAAATTTAGTGACAAACTTATTAGTTGTGATTTTTAGTTAAATTCTAATTTAAATTTTTATTTAATTAAACATAAATGTCTACCTTATTAAAAACTTATCCATTTATCTTTAATTATAAATCTATCAACTTTTCTATTACTGAAAATGATACTTCTTTTTTACTTGAAATTACAAGTAAATATATGATTCATACAAGCTACACTCCAAAAACTATTAAAGGTAATAAAATAAATGCTAAAATAATCTTTTCTCAAAGTGAAAAACTTGGTTCTAAAGATAATGGTGTTACAATGCATATTACATTAAATAGTGATTATGGATGGTTTTGTAGTTTAGTTGAAAATGAAAATGGTATCACTCTTGAAATACATACTGGAGAACATCAATTTACTATGGATCAATCTCTTAAAAATATTAATCATGCTAGTTTATATACATTAAATGCTCATATTCCTAAATAAGTTCTAATAACTCTTTTAATTCAATCTTACAATAACATTGATTATCAAAATTATTTTCTAATAAAGAAGAAATATATTTCCAATCATTATTTTTATATTCATTAGAGTTTAAATCTTCTATAAATTTACTAATGGATTTATTGTTAATTTCTTTTCCAATAATATTTTTATAACAATTAATTTTATAATAATATAATACAAAAGATTTTATATTATCTATATGTTCTATCATATTTAAATTATATAGTTCTGTAATTAAACTAATTACAAATCTAAACCAATCATAACTTGATAAGTAATCATTATTTATTATATATTGTTCAATCAAGATAAAATTTTGATTTATTGTATTTTGAGACATTGTAAAAGGTATTATTTTATCTTTTTCTAAATACATAGTAGATTTACCAAAATCAATTATTTTAGGAATATATTTAGTATAAAAAATATATTCTTCATTTTCAAAACTAAATTTTACTGGTTTTAAATAATCTAATTCTACTATCATTATATTTCCTAAATGTAAATCATTATGTGAAAATTTATATTTTTCTTTTGATATTATTAATGTTAATAATATTATTTTAATTATAGTAATAAGTTGATTTATTGATAATTTATTTAAAATATTTTTTAATGTTTTTTCTCCTAAATATTCTGTTATAATAATATTTGTCAAAGCATTAGATGAAATATTATTACATAAAGATTCAAAATTTTCATTAAAACTACTACAAAAAAATCCATTATAAGTATAAACAAAAGTAGGAGTTTCTAAAAATAAATAATTAAGCAATATTCCTATAATATATTCATGAATTATATTATTATATTCTTCATACATTTGCATTGTTGCTTTTAAAACAAATAAATAGTTATCATTTATTCCGATCGCTCGCGAAGATCGGATCGACTTTATCGCTATGTCGGACATTTCTGTTTTAGTATTTAATCCTGTTTTATAAAGAATTCCTTCTGTCGATTTTACATTTATTTTTTTATAAGGATAAAAAACTTTTGTTATTGATTGTTTTAATATATTTATATTAAATTCATTATTAAAAAATGGATTTTTCATTGATTTAAATATATTATCAACTATACAATTTATATATATATAAAAATAAAGATCGCAATTTTTAATAGAATTAATTACATCATATAAATTATTATTTTTAATTACATTATAATAATCATTATCGCATTTATTATGTTTTAAATAATTTTTTATATAATATGAATGAATCTCAAAATTTTTTTTGTCTATTGTTTTTAAATTATATAAAGATTTAGGTATTCTGTAATATCTAAATGTTTCATTTTCATGAATATCATTATAAAGATCATAATAATATTCATATTTCTGAAAGTCTAAAATATCATTTTTACAATCTAAATATTGTTTAGATATTGTTTCATTTTCTTCTTTAGATAAAAGTGATAATAAATTATTTAATTTAAAAATATAATCATTTGAAACTTTTTTATAAAAGTAAAAAAATGTTTGATAATTATTTTTAAAAATTTTACTTAATATAATATTTATATTTTCTAACATATTAATACTTTCATTTACTATTCTTTCATTTTTAAAAAATAAATTATTTTTTTCATTAATAAGTTCTGTTGCTAAAATTTCTTCTTGTATTGATATTATTTTTTTCTTATTTACATTTAACTTATTTATATTTTGATTAATTATTTTTTCTTCTTCGTTTGTTAATTTTAAAAAATATTTAAATCTGTACAATATATTTTCTAACATTTTGTATATATATTCGATATTTTCTTCATCATCACTCACTTCAGATTCAGAGTTCGTATTTTCAAAGTCATTAAACATTTTTCTTTATTTATAAATAAAGAAAAATAAATTTAAAATTAAATTAAAATATTTTAATTTAATTTTTTTATCATATTAACTATAAAAATATGTCAAAAAGAAAACCTATTAAATTTAATATTCTTACTGGAAAAAAAATCTCTGATATTTTAGATCAAGAAAATATGTTTGGAAAATATTACACTTCTAAAGATATCTCTAATATTATAGCTGATTATGCTGATTATGATATTTTATATTATTTTAGAGCTGAAGATAACTCTATTGGTTACTCTATTAACCATATTCCTAATGACACAAGATCCCCTTCTTTTAAACGTCAATTTCCTATTCAAGAATATATAGTTTATACTAATCCCGATGCAACTAGATCATATTCTTATTTATATATGTTACAAGCAAGACATCAATATGTTGATGATATTTATTCAAATATTGTTGTTTGCGATGGTTGTACAGACGATGATGTTTTATCATTTTATAAAAATTATATATATGATAATTTAGAAGGATTATTCGGAGATGTTTATCCAAGAATTATAAATAAAATTAAAATTGATAGATTACCTGAAACTGGCATTCCTTCAATTTTATATTAAATAAATAATTACCTAACACTATTCTGATAATTATTTATTTAAAAGATATAAAGATAAATTATCCGACCTGGATTTTTCCGATCGAAGAAAAATTATTTATAAGTTAGCATATGGCATACCCATATAGTTAGATTTTTTAGTAGTTTTTGCTGCATCACTAAAGAAAGCACACCATAATAAAACAACACCTGATAAACCGACTAATAAATATGCGAATTTTTCTAAATCAGTAGTAGTTGTAATTTTAGTGTTTTTATTATCACCTAAAAAGCGATTAATTAAATTGTAGTCCATAGTTGATAAATACCAATTTATACTTCCAATTGCTGCGATAACTAAAGCAGCTTTACATATCATATCTTGAGTTTTTTGATCAAACATTTTGAGTTTTTTTATTATAGAAAGAGAAAAAAAATATTTTTTTTAATTTTTATTTATCATTAATAAAAATTTAATCATTTTTTATTTAGTTTTATTTAAAATATTTACATGTTCTTCATAAATATTAGATTCAGAAATAAAAATATTATCATTTATTTCATCCATAAATATTTCACTTAATAATTCTTTCCAATCAAACATATTATTCCAAACATCTTCTTGTGTTAGTCTTATAACATATATTTTATTTTTATTAGCTAAATTTGTTTTGAATATATCTTTCTCGTGTTGGTTATCATACCATTTATGATCTTTATTAAAATGTTGTTTTCCATCTAATTCTATTATAATATTTAAAAAAGGTATATAAAAATCAAAACGTAGTTTATTTTTATTATCATTTATAGCCCATTCAGGAGAATATTGATAATAAACTTCATTAAAAATTTTACACAGAAAATTATAAACTATACCTTCTGTTTTATTTTTGCATTTACTACATCCCCTTCCAGATAAATGATCTGAAGCAATTTGTTCAAATATTCCATGAATTTCACAATTTATATTTACTTTTGTAGTTGAATCTATATATTCAACTTTAGAATAATCATATTTATCTCCATGAACTTTTTTAGATTTTTCTATAAAATCTTGAGTTGTTAATTTTTTATTGTTAATATATTTTTCTAAATTTTTTATTCTTAACTCATTTCCGCATTTTGTACATCCTGTATCGCTTTTTATATGATTTAAAGGTAATTGATCAAAGTATCCATGAATTTTACAACCTATTATTATTTTTTTAGTAGAATCTATATACTCTACTTTAGAATAATCATATTTATCTCCATGAATTTTTTTAGCTTTTTCTATAAATATAAAAGATGTCCATTTATTTCTACTATTACTTTTAGAAAAATAATTTATATTAAAATTAATAGTTCTTTCTCTTCCACATTTACTACAACCAACTCCTTCTAAATGTGAATAAGGTATTTGATTAAAATCTATTAAATGTATTTTACAACCTATTATTATTTTAGTATTACAATCTATATATTCTACTTTAGAATAATCATATTTATCACCATGAACTTTTTTCGCTTTTTCTATAAATTCTTCAGTATTTGATCTTCTCGTATTAGAAGAAGATACAGTACCACATTTTCTGCATCCTCTTCCTATATAATGAGATCCTGCTTTTTGATTAAATAATCCATGTATTTTACAAATTATTTTTAATTTACTATTTTGATTTATATAATCTTCTTCTTTTATTAATGAATAATCATATTTATCTTGATGAATTTCTTTGCATTTATTTAAAAAAAAATTAAAATCTAATTTTTTACTTTTGTTTCTTTTCAAAATTCCACATGATACACATCCTCCTTTTTTATGTGTATTTGCACTTTTTTCAAATAATCCATGTATTTTACAAATTATTTTTAATTTACTATTTTGATTTATATAATCTTCTTCTTTTATTAATGAATAATCATATAAAGGTTCTCCATTTTCATCTTTGTGAATTTCTTTAAAATTTTTAATAATATCATTGATATCTGATCTGTATTTTTTTGAATTATTTTCACTTACACATTTTCTGCATCCTCTTCCAGCTATATGACCTCCTGGTAATGGATAGAATTCTCCATGTGATCTACAAATTATAATTACTTTATTATTTGCATTTTTATATTCTACTTTAGAATAATCATATTTATTACCATGAACTGTTTTTGCTTTTTCTAAAAATTTTTCCATTTTTTATATTTTAATTTTTTTAAAAATATTTTTAAAAAAATCAATTAATTTTATAATTTAAATCTTCTTTTATAATCTGCAATACTTGCTTGTAAACTTGGTTTATTCCATAATATATATTTACTTAAAGAACCTCTTGAAGTTGGATCGTTCCAATTCTCCCTTGATCTATGGCGATTTTCATACCTCTTTTTGCGAAGAGGATCCTTGTGTTTTGTATAATCAGAAGCTCCAAAAAAACCAAAATCTACACTTTTAATTCTTCCTTGTTTTGTACAAAATGTTGCTCTTAATTTTTTCTCTTTATTTGGACTCTTTTTTATACTTAATAATTTCAATTTTCCTCCTGAACATCCTCTCTTTCCGCTAGAAGTTGATCTTCTTTTAACACTTCTTTTTGACGATCTTCTTTTAACACT